ATGGAGTACTAAAAGATGACTTTACATATGATCTAATTCCTTTTGATATTATTAGCACATATGCCGCAATTGATACCGCGGTTACACTAGAACTACATAACAAGTTTAAGCCGATTATTGATAAGTCACCTAAACTAAAGTCTGTTTATGATACCATTATGATCCCAGGTGTTAAGTTTCTTCTAGAAATGGAAGAAGTGGGAATTCCGATGGATCGTACTAGGTTGCAAGCTGCAGAGGTATATCTTGATGAACAAATTACTAAAGCTAAGGAGGTAGTATATGGATTCGAGGAAGTCAAGCGTTTCGAGCGTGATACCGGAAAGATTTTTAATCCCAACTCAGTTCAACAACTCCGAACTGTGTTATTTGACTACCTCAAGCTCACGTCTACAGGAAAGCTTACAAAAACGGGAGCACTTAGCACAGATGCAGAAGTTCTCGAAGAGCTATCAGAAGAACATCCCTTACCTGCTGCAATTCTAAAAGTAAGACAACTTGGTAAGATTCGTAGTTCGTATATTAGTAAGATTCTACCGGAGCTAGACAAAGATGATCGTATTCGCACTAATTTTAATCTCACATTTACCACTAGTGGTCGCCTCAGTTCTTCAGGTAAATTCAACGCTCAACAAATACCTAGAGACGACCCTATTATTAAAGGTTGTATAGTTGCTCCGCCTGGATATAAAATTGTATCTCAGGACTTAACAACAGCGGAAATGTTTTATGCCGCTGTTCTTAGTAAGGATAAGGCGCTACAATCTGTATTCTCTCAAGGTGGAGACTTCCACTCAACTATTGCTAAGATGGTATTTAATCTATCTTGTCCAGTAGAAGATGTTAAAAAGTTATTCCCTCTAGATCGTCAAGCTGCTAAAGCAGTATCCTTCGGTATTCTATACGGATCTGGCCCACAAAAAGTGGCAGATACTGTGAATAAAGAAGGAGGTAATATGACCCTATCTGATGCACAGGGAGTTATTAAACAGTACTTCAACACTTTTAAAAACCTGCGTAGGTGGTTAGATGAAAGAAAAGAATTTATTTCTGCCAACGGATACACCTATTCGTTCTTTGGAAGAAAACGTAGACTACCTAATGTCTTCAGCTCAGACAAGGGAATTGCCTCTCACGAAGTTAGAAGTGGTATCAACATGGAAGTTCAATCTCTTGCCTCAGATATCAACCTACTCGGAGCTATCGAAACTGCACAAGCAATTAAAGAGCGAGGGTTGGATGCTAGAATATTTATGTTGGTCCATGACTCAATCGTTGGCCTCGTTAAGGACGAAGACGTTGACGTTTACTGTGAGATACTTAAGCAATGTACCCAGAGAGACCGTGGATGTAACATACCAGGTTTTCCTATCGGAGTAGATCAGGAAATAGGTCAAGACTACAGTTTCGGAAAGTTTGATAAGCGTTATGAAGTTATTGGAGATAGCATTCCCCGTCTACAAATTAGACAGAGTGAAGCCAAATGATGAAGAAGGCGTTACCTTCTATCTAAAACGCGATAAGCTATTAGTAATAGATGATAAATCTGTAGATGGGAACTCCCTAGCTAGACGTAGACTCAAAATGCATATGGAAGGTGTTAGTCTATATAAGTTAAAATACGCTATATTTTATATAGCGGATCTTGTCAAGCTAGGAGTTCCTAATCAGTACTTTATTGATTCCAGCGGCAAAGTATTTAACTATACGAAAACAAAAAGAGTACCTCTAGTATTCAGAGAAATTACTAATGTTATTAGAGGTGCTGCTTTTTGTATTATTGAGGCCAAAGGCATACAGGGCAGACATAAAGCCCTGTATGCTCCAGTTGCTGAGCAAAAGTATGCTGGATTCTTACAAATAACTCCAAAATCCCATGTGCTATATGGATACTATACTGAACAGCTAAAAGATACGGTGAGAAAAATATGAAAGACGAAAAAGCCTTCCTAGAGGCATTTTTTAAACTAGATGAAGAAGTCCAAGATAGTATAATTAAAAATGCAGAGAAAAGAAAATTAATTAAAAGAAGATATTCCATATACCTAGAAAGACAGAAGGAATTGTACGAAGAACTAGCAGATATTAGGAGTTCTTGTCCACATCTTAACCCTAATATTCGTAAAATATGGGATGAGGACGAATATGGTAAGATGCGTAATAATGGCTGGTATGATTACACCTGTCCAGACTGTTTATTGAAATGGACGGAGGATTTTAATGAATAATGAAGAAATACTGCGAGCCAATATACGTCCAAGTCAATCATATATTCGTATAGGCAGGCTAGAAAAACGTATTAAGAAACTTACTCAACAAAGAGATCACTATAAAGAACTATATGACTACTATCAAAAAGTCATATCTTTACAGCCTTTTCTAGAGCGTAGGTACAAAGATTACTTAGAGCGTAAAGAAGAGTTAGATAATATAAAATCTCTGAAAGCTAGAGTTAAAGAGCAGGCGATATTAATACAAAAATTATTGGAAGAGTGTAATGCCAAAAGCAGTAATATCCAATAGAATATACATGGATCTACCACCAAATAAAAAAGAACTATTTGACACTCTAACTTACAGAATTGAAACTAATAGAGCCGACCCTAGGTACGCGCAAGTAGAGACAGTTAGAAACTATAGAATGGTTACACCATCTATTATTTCCATCCCTCAAGGTCGCACGGATTTAATACCCAAGGGATATGAAATAGTAGATAAAAGAGTTGTGGAGTTCGCAGATTTTCCTGCGCCCAAGTTCGATTTATTTCCGGAGCAAAGAGTAGTCTACGATGAAGTAGATAGTTCCTGTTTTATTAATGCCCTAGTCGGTTGGGGTAAGACATTCACAGCATTGCATATAGCCCATAAGTTAGGTATGAAAACGCTAGTAGTAACACATACTACTGCGCTCAGGGATCAATGGGCAGAAGAAGTGGAGAAACTTTATGGATTTAAACCTAGTATTATTGGCGGTGGCAATTATTCTTCTAGTGGTCCTATTGTGGTGGGAAATATTCAGTCCCTTGTTAAGCAAGTCGATAGAATTGCTAAAGAGTACGGCACTATCATTATGGACGAAGCTCATCACACGCCTGCGACTACTTTTACTAATCTTATTAATGAGTGCCATGCTAGGTATAGGATTGCTTTATCTGGTACTATGACCCGTAAGGATGGCAAACATATCCTATTCCGAGACTACTTCGGAGATAAGATATTTAAGCCTCCTCAAAATAATACGGTTAATCCTACCGTTAAGTTATTAAAGACACATATAAAGTTACCACCAGGCCCTACCTGGGCAGATAGAGTAACTAATCTACTAAGTGACAAAGAGTACCAAGATCTAATAGCGAGTATGGCTCTAGTACAGGCTAGAAAAGGGCATAAAGTATTAGTGATTGCAGATAGAGTTAACTTCCTGCAGAATGTTTCCACATTACTAGAAGGTAGGGCTGCTTTAGTAATTGGTGAGACAGTAGATCGTAAAGCTGAATTGGAGAAAGTAGAAAATGGGCAATGTGATATCATCTGCGGCTCGCGTCAAATCTTTAGCGAAGGTATATCTCTTAATTCTCTTTCTTGTGTTATTCTGGCCATTCCAATCTCTAACCCCGCTACTCTTGAACAAATTATTGGAAGAGTTATGCGTCTTAGCCCAGGAAAACTAGATCCAGTAGTTATAGATTTGCAGTTTGCTGGGTCTTCGGAGAAGAAGCAGAATAGTTCTAGAATTGGGTTATACCTAGAAAAAGGCTGGAAAATGGAGCAAATCTAAAAATTGACTTGATTTATCTATTCGGCTATGCTATAATATTATTTGTGAGTGGGAAATGACAACTTTATTTTTTAATTGGCAATCTGTGGTAACAGAAGCTAAATCAAACCCATTCAAAGCTGTAGATTTACTTTTACAACTCTACAATGGTAGAATTCTAAAGTATGGTCTACTTAGAAAGTTAAAGGGTAGTAGTTTCTTATTGAATCCTATAAACATACTCTCCGAAAAGAATGTAGATATATTATACGTCTACCAATATCTGTCGCTGGCATCTCAGAGAGATTACTCCCTTTATCATCTATACGGAATTAAGTCATTACCGCTTTCATACTATCCAGATATAAGACTAGACAGCATAAAGACTAATCCGTTACTTAATGTAACTAAAACAGACATAATTTTTAAATACGAGGAATTAACAAATGGCACTAAAATTCGGCGACACTAAAGGCAAGGCACAAAAGAAGTCTATCGACGCGTTTGAGTACAAGGACGGTGAGAATACTGTTCGTTTGATCGGTGGAGTTCTTCCCCGCTACGTTTACTGGCTAAAAGGCACTAATGGTAAGGATATTCCTGTTGAATGTCTAGCTTTTGATCGTCAGGCTGAAAAATTTAATAACCTAGAGACAGATCACGTTCCCGAGTTCTTCCCTGATAAGAAGTGTTCATGGGCTTACAGTATTAACTGTATTGATCCTAGCGATGGCAAAGTTAAGGTTCTTAACCTTAAGAAGAAGCTATTCGAACAGATTCTTAATGCTGCTGAGGATCTTGGTGACCCCACCGACTACGACACTGGTTGGGATGTAGTTTTCAAGCGTGCTAAGACTGGCCCTCTTCCCTTTAACGTAGAGTATACTCTTTCTGTGCTTCGTTGCAAGAAGCGTGCTCTAGGTGCTGAAGAAAAGGCTGCTGCTGATGCTGCTGAAGATATTGATACCAAGTATCCGCGTCCTACCGCTGAAGAAGTTAAAAAGACTCTTGAAAAGATCGCCTCAGGTGCAACTGAAGAAGAACCTAGCGACTCCGAGAAAGAAGCTATTAGCGACCTTGGTTAAGCATTAAGAAAAAGCCCCCTTAGGTTTATCCTACTTGGGGGCTTTTTTGTCCTTCGGAGATACCAATGAAAATACTGTTTTCAGCAGATCATCATATAAAGCTAAAAACTAAAAATATCCCAGATGATTGGGCTAAGAATCGTTTCAAAGCATTATTTGCTAAACTGCACGAATTAGAAAAAGAAGTAAATATACATATTCTAGGTGGTGACTTTTTTGATAAAGTACCTAGCCTAGAAGAACTCGAATTATACTACGATTTTGTTAGTGGATGTGGTATACCTACTTATATTATACCTGGAAATCATGAGGCACTAAAGAAAGATACTACATTCTTTACTTACCTTAAAAACATCACTAAACGCATTAATGATAATGTAGAAATAGTGGATGACTACCTTACTGTTATGAGTCCTGCTGGGAATACGATTGATTTTATTCCCTATAATAAATTAAAAGACTTTGAAAAACATCACAAGACAGCAGTATGGACCTCACCTATTCTAGTAACTCACGTTCGCGGAGAGATTCCACCCCATGTTAAGCCTGAAGTCGATTTGGAAATATTTGATAGATGGAAAGTAGTGCTCGCTGGTGATCTTCATTCTTATGATAATTGCCAGCGTAATATATTATACCCAGGATCCCCTGTCACTACTTCATTCCATCGCAGTATGGTTGATACAGGTGTTATCATACTGGATACTGATACGCTTTCTCATGAGTTCGTCAAATTAGATCTTCCGCAGCTACTTCGTAAAACCATCCAGGCTGGGGAGCCAATGCTCCCGACCAGTCCAGATCATACGATATATGAGATAGAAGGCGACATGACTGAGCTTGCTACAGTTGAGGATCATGAGCTAATAGATAAGAAAGTAACTAAGCGTACTACAGATACTGCTCTAATACTATCACCGGATATGAGTATAGAACAGGAAATAACAGAATATCTGGCATTCGTATTAGAGTTGCCAGAAGAAACAATTGAAAAGGCTCTAAAAGTTTACCATGATAATATTAAAGACATTAAAATGGGGTAACCTATGACTTGCGGAATATACTTGCTGTACTGTACAAATGATATGTCCAAAGTATATATAGGGCAGTCTATTGATATAGAGAGTAGAGTTAATGCACATAGGTATATGTTAAGTAAAAATACACATTATAATTTTAAACTTCAGGAACACTATAATATACATAAGAGTATAGAGTATACTGTTTTAAGTATATGTAGCATAGAAGAATTAGATTCATTAGAAATTCAGTGGATATCAGAGTTTAATTCTATAGACTCTGGTTTAAATATTAATTCTGGGGGCCCTTCGGGTGGAAGAGGTACTAGTAATAGTAATTCGAAATACTCAAAAGATATAATAATTGAGTGTTTTCACTATCTTCTGGATTATAAAAATTCTCCAAAAAATATTGCCAATATATTACATATGTCGGAATCCTCAGTATCACACATTAGTAATGGAAGACAGCATACTTGGTTAAAAGATCTGTTCCCAGAAAAATACACCCTACTTATGAATATACATAATAAAAACTTGCGAGGAAGTTACCAAGCGAGAAGTTCTACTAAAGAATACCCCCCACTAATTAATCCTAATGGGCAAATATTTTATATAGAGCATTTAAGCAACTTTTGCAAAGAGCATAAACTACATAGTGGTGCTATCTGCCGAGTATTAAAAGGTAATTTAGGATCGTATATAGGATGGAAATTAGCATGATAACTATTAAGACTCTTAAGTTTTCAAACTGTTTCTCTTATGGGATCAACAACGAAATAGACTTTAGTAGGTATCCTATAGTACAATTAATAGGAAAAAATGGTCATGGTAAAAGTAGCATTGCTGATGTACTATGTGAAGCTCTTTTTAATAAGAACTCCAAAGGCATTAAGAAAGCAGATATCCTTAATAGACACGTTAAGGATAAGTCCTATACTATCGAGTTAGAATTCGAGAAAGATGGGGAGAATTATGTCATACAAACGACTCGAGGAAGTTCTCAGACGGTTACCTTTATCAAGGAGACTGAAAATATATCTGCGCACACTGCTACTGCGACGTTTAAACTCATTGAAGAAACCCTAGGATTCGACCATAAGGCTTTTAGCCAATTAGTATACCAAAGTAGTGGGTCTAGTTTAGAGTTTCTGACTGCCACAGATACTAATAGAAAGAAGTTTCTAATAGACCTTCTTAATCTTAGTAAATACGTGGAGGCTTTTGAAGTATTCAAGAAGCTGGGTAAAGAGGTAGAAACAGAAGTAGCAGTACTAGAAGGTAAAGTAAAAACTACTCAAACCTGGCTAGACAAGCATCTTAAAGAATCTCTAGAAGAAATGGAGATTAAGGGACTTCCAGTATATGAAGATGACCCTAGTACGGAGGCTTCCAGCCTCAAAGTGCAACTATCTACCATAGATAACACTAATAAGAAAATAGCGAAGAATGAACTAGCAAAGAAGCAGCTAGAAGCCATACCTATTGAGGAAATAACTAAACCTCTACCTAGTGTTGTTGATTCTTCTCCAGAAGTTAAAGAAAAAGGTGCGCACGAACAAACCATTAAGGCTGCCACAGATCTTATTAATAAGATGTCAAAGCTTAATGGTGTATGTCACGCCTGTATGCAGCCTATTGACGAGGATAAAGTCAAAGAACTAATAGCTGAACAAGATACTATTAGAACAGACGCGCGCAGAGCTATAAAATTATTAGATGATGTAATTCTAGTAAAGAATAGAAGTGCGGAAGAAGCTAGAAAGTTAACTAGATTAAAACAAGAGTGGGAAAGTCTGCATAGTCAGATAGATACTAGCCTACAGTCGGAGCCTCTTAATCCGGATGATATTTCCAAAAAGTTAAAAACTTTGGAAAATGAAATCTCAAGAAGAAATCAGGAATTAGCGGAACTGGAAAAATACAATCAGAAGGCTTCCGCCAACAACGCCCGCGTTCAATTAATAACGTCGCAAATGGATGAAATGAAAAGTTCAATAGGCCAGTATAGCCAAGAACTTTTAAAATTGAACGATAAGTTAAGTATAGTACAAGTGCTACAAAAAACATTTAGTACTAATGGTTTGATAGCCTATAAGATTGAGTGCCTAGTAAAAGACTTAGAGACTTTGGCTAACGAGTACTTAGCTGAACTTAGTGGCGGTAGATTCCAATTAACTTTTAAAGTTAGTTCAGGAGATAAATTAAATGTTATCATTACTGATAATGGGCGCGATATCGACATACTGGCATTATCTGGAGGAGAGCGTGCTAGAGTTAATACAGCTACACTACTGGCAATCCGTAGGTTAATGCAATCGTTATCTAATGCTAGAATTAATCTTCTAATATTAGATGAGACCGTGGATGCTTTAGATGTAGACGGAAAAGAAAAGTTAATTGAGGTATTATTAAAAGAAGAACACCTTAATACTTTCTTGGTATCTCACGGTTTCACACATCCTTTACTAGAGAAAATAACTGTAGTAAAAGAAAATAACATATCAAGGCTAGAATAATGTACGAAGCTACAAAAGCGGTTAAACGCCGCGGTGAACTAAATAAGCAACTATTTAAAGGGGCAGGCATCGACATCGGTGCGGGCCCTGACTGTATCTCCAAGCACGGATTTGATGCATACGATTGGGATCTAAAAGATGGTGATGCTCAATATCTAAAAGAGGTTAGTGATGGATCTGTAGACTTCGTTCACAGCTCTCACTGCCTGGAACATATGGTAGACCCTAAAGTTGCGCTAAAGAACTGGATTCGCGTATGTCGTAAAGGTGGATTCATAGTAGTAACTATACCGGACGAAGAACTATATGAGCACAATATGTGGCCTTCCAGGTTTAATAACGACCATAAGTGGTCTTTTAGAGTCTATAGAGGTAATGCATCTTTACCCAAATCTCTAAACGTATTTGATCTGCTTCGTCTAGTCTGGAAAGAAGTTGAAATTATCAGTATTAAACGTATTGAAGATAAATTCAATTGGCAGTTAGACAAGATGATAGATCAAACTGGTCCAGCAGATGGTCCTGAATGTGCTATTGAGATCATATTAAGGAAACTGTAATGGTAGACCCTAGAGCTAAAGGGGCTAGAGGCGAGACTGATGCTATTAAAGTGCTAAAAGCATATGATGGTAATAATTGGCAAAGAATTCCCATGAGTGGTGCTCTAAACGCCACTCATGGATTAAAAGGTGATTTATATGTGCCTAATTCTTTGAATATCTACTGTGTAGAAGTAAAGAACTATGCAGATGACCATCTTACTAGCAAAATCCTAACAGATAAGAAGTCCCAATTTCAAGAGTGGTGGGAACAAACTATTAGAGAAGCGGCCCAGGTGTCAAGAAAACCACTCTTGATTTATAAGTTTAATCGTAGTAAAATGTTTTGTGCATACAAAGATATGCCAAATTATACAAATTATAATTGGATGTTTATCAATGTTAACGGACACGAAGTATATACATCTAAACTAGAAGATTGGCTAAAATATGAGCAACCAAGATTTGTTTAAACATATAGGCAGATTTCATCTTGATAAATACTTCATGGAAGATAACCATGAAGCTGTAATGCAGTTAAACTCTAGACTTATTATTGTTAGGGCCGAAGTGCTTTATTGGAATAATATGGTAGAGTATGTAGCTATTTGTCCAGATTTTGACCAAATAGAAATTGGAGAAATCCCTAAAGATTATGAGGCTATCTTTACGACTAATTCAGAGGGTACTAAGTTTAGCCACTGGGAGAAGAAGTGAGTAAATCTTTTGATAACTAAAATTTTGACATTGACAAAATCATCCTGATGTAGTATAATATTATTTTACACTTAGGAGGATTACATGGTAAGGTCACCCAACTGGACTGAAGCTGAACTTAGTATACTAAAAGAGGCCTACCCTAAAATAGGAGGGTGTAAAGAGTTGCAGGACTTACTTCCTAACAGGGGATTAGAGGCTATATGCCTAAAAGCTAATAGAATAGGTTTAAAAGTTGTTAATAATATTAGAGTGGGTAGAACAGATGAATGGTACGTTAAGGAGCTATTAAATACTAATTTTGTATCCATGGAAAAGTATAAAGGGTCTACAACACCGATAAAACATAGATGTAAAATTTGCTTACACGAGTGGTTAACACGACCTCAACATGCTTTAAAAGAGGGAGCTAACTGCCCCATATGTGATCTTAAGCTAAGAACCAATAATATTGAATATATAGATAGTATTTTGGATAAGGCTGAGATGCTTAGGCATAGTGAGTATAGAGGTAGCTTGAAACCACTACTACTTGAGCACCTAAATTGTGGCTATATGTGGGAAACCAAATTTAGCTATATACAACAAGGGTCTGGCTGCCCTCTATGTAATAGAGGATTTGGGCACAGTTTAAGTAAAGAAAGTATGCCGAGTAAAGCTAAGCTATATTTACTTGAAGTTGTAGCTGGAGGTGAAAGGTTTCTGAAAGTAGGGGTTACTGTAAGACCTACCAGTAAACGGATTAATGAATTCAAGAGTAGGTTTGAAGAAGTATACCCAACAGTGCTATTACTGGCTGAGTTAGAAAGTGCTGGGATAGAGGTTTTAAAGAAGGAACAATATTTGCTAAGCAAATATACAAAGTATGAATCAAAGTTATACTTTGAAGGAAGAACAGAACTAATAGATTACTCCGATAAAGAGTTAATATTAAAGGAATTTTATGAGTAAAAGTTTTGATAGAATTGCAGCACTTAACGATGGCACCCTAATGATTGTAGATGGGCTTAACCTGGCCTTTAATATTGGAGGCTTAGTAAGGTAATTTACTAAGAAAAACTGAGTGAATTCGGTGGAACTCCAGAACGGACAATACCGAGCCAAGCCCCACAAGGGAAGGTGTAACGACTATTCCGCAAGGAAGTAGGGTCAAGTGACTCGAAGCGCTCAGCCCCTGTATAGGGTGATGATATAGTCTCAACTTCTATGGGAACATAGAGAGTAGGAATAACGAACCTACGTAAGATATTGCAGGTATAAACACGCTAAATCAGTTAATTTCGTAGATGACTATATTAAGGTAGTAGATAGTCTAAAGCGTAGTTATAAAGCATCTAAAGTCATCATCGCGTGTGATAAAGGTAGCTCTAGTTATCGCAAAGCGATCTACCCTGAGTATAAGCAAAATCGTAAAGATAAGTTTGAACAGCAGACTGAACAAGAAAAGCAAGAATTCGAGGCTTTCTTCAAAGAATTTGAAGCTACCATGTTACAGATTGCTAGTATATATCCAGTATTAAGATTTGAACAAACTGAAGCTGACGATATTGCTGCATACATTGTTAAAAATATCTCTTCCATACCTATTAACCATATATGGTTAATATCCTCCGATAAAGACTATGATTTACTAGTGTCAGAGAATGTTAGTAGATTCTCCTATGTAACGCGTAAAGAGACTACAATAGATAATTGGAATACTCACTATGATTGCGATCCAAGTGATTATATTAGTATCAAATGTCTAACGGGTGATACCGGTGACAATATTAAAGGTGTAGAGGGGGTTGGACCTAAACGTGCCTTAGACCTAGTCAAGGAATATGGGAGTGCGTTCGATATTGCCGCAGCTATACCTATTCAGAGTAAATATAAATATATACAGTCTTTAAATCAGTGTAAAGATCGTATATTGTTAAACTATCAACTAATGGATCTTTTAACGTACTGTGATGAGGCTCTGGGGGCTGATAATATTAAAGATATAGAAAGAGTATTTGATGGATACTTACGTACTGTATAAAATAACTAATAATATTAATAATAGGGAATATGTAGGGGTAACAAAAGACTTCAAAAGACGTATGTATGAACATTTTAATGCAAAAGATAGTAACAGTTCGGTTAACCCAGATATAATAAAGTACGGTAAAGTAAACTTCTCCTCTAAGGTTATATGTGTTGGTAAGAAATCCTACATTTTGGATATGGAATTTGCCTACTTGGACAAGTTCTTACATATTAATAATATGTACAATAAGAATAGAGGGGGTTCATTAAATGGTGGTACATTTGGGGAAAACCACGGTTTTGCAAAGTTAAGTGACCGCGATGTTATAAGCATTAGGAGACTCTATTCAGAGGATAACAATTTATCTTATGGTAGGTTAGCTTCGGTATATGGTATTACAGAATCTACGGTAGGAAAAATTATACGCCACGAATTATGGGCACATATACCAGATTATCCATATAATATTAAAAATACTACAGATAGAAAAAATACTCCCAGGGATAAAATAAGTATGGACGATGCTATACTCATTAGGGAACTTTATAGCACAGGCAAATATACATATCAAGATATAGCAGATATTTTAGATAATGTTATAAACAAAACCGCTGTAGGTAAGATTATCCGAATGGAGAGATGGAAATAATGGGAATCTATAACTATCACTGTCCAAAGTGCAATGCAACTAAAGTAGTGGAGCATAAAATTGCCGCTACTCCTTATGTACGTTGTAATCAATGCGCTGCAGTAATGGTAAGAACTATTAACCCTAAGAAAGAAGAAAATGGTAGAGATAAAAATATTAGACCCTAAAATTGCCGCAGAGCCCAAGTTGTTACCGAAGTATGCAACCAGGGACTCAGCGGGCGTTGATCTGATCGCATGTATTGATACAAAGATCGAAATTCCTCCAATGCAGGCTAGATTGATTCCTACAGGTATCTCAATTAATATGCAGACTATCGACGAGTGGTGTGCTGCATTCATCTTCCCTAGGTCCGGTAAAGGTCATAAAGAGGGAAAGGTACTAGGTAATCTAGTAGGCGTTATCGATCAGGATTATCATGGACAACTAATGGTATCTATGTGGAATCGTAATGCTGATGTATACGTTACCATTGAGCCACTAGAGAAGTTTGCTCAGCTCGTATTTATGCCTATTATTCGCCCCGACTTTAAAGTAGTAGAAGAATTTAGTTCTGATACTGAACGTGGCGAAGGTGGATTCGGAAGCACAGGATGATGTATACTATATATTCCGCAAATCGTTGCCAGTATTGCGAAATGGCAAAAGGATTACTAAAGTATGCCAAAGTACAGTTTATTGAAATAAACATTGATAAAAATGCTGAAGCTAAGCAATTTATTCTTAATGAAGGACATAGAGCAGTACCTCAGCTTTACTTCAATAAAGATCATATTGCCTCAGGATTTGAACAGATTGAGAATTTTGTTAAAGGCTTAAAAAATGGCTGAAATTAGGGTATATAAGTTAAAGACTGGTAATGAGATTATAGGAGAATTCCTAGAAGAAACTGACGATACTTTTGTTTTAACTAAAGTTCGTTCAGTGCATCCAGTTCAGGGTCCAGAAGGTCTACATGTTATGCTATTACCTTTTGTATACAGTAATACAGATACTGACCTAGAGTTTTACTTTGATGATGTTATAACATATCTAATGCCTGACGAAGATATGGAAAAGAGCTACTACGAACATACTACTGGATTAGATATTGCAACAAGTTTTGGAGTTTAAATGACAAGCACACGCGCACAAATTGTAACACGTCGTACCTACTGCCGTCCTAAAAATGAGGAAGGCACAGAGTTCGAAACGTGGGAAGAAGTAATAAATAGAGTTATCAGTCATCAGCGTTGGTTATGGGAGAGAGCCCTTACTCATAAGCTAATGCCAGAGATGCCACTTAATGATGTTACTGAAGGTCTTAACGAGTGGCAGTCACTAACCGTAGAGCAGGAAAATGAACTTGAAGAACTTAGACAACTTATGCTTGATCGTAAGGTCGCTCCAGCTGGTCGTACTCTCTGGCTGGGTGGCACTGACATTGGGAAGCGCATTGAACTCAGTCAGTTTAACTGTTGCTTTGTTAGTGTTCGTACTGTATACGACGTTGTTGACTTTTTCTGGGGTCTGCTTAATGGAGCTGGGGTTACTGGCTTGGCAGAGGCGGGCACACTTACAGGATTTAGAAACAAAATCCCAGAACTAGAGATTATTCGTACTACACGTGGACCGATGGAAAAAGGTCCAGAGGATAATTCTGAGTCATGGAATCCTGTATCACAGACCTGGGTTATTAAGGTAGGTGATTCTGCGAAGGCTTGGGCTAAGTCAATTGGTAAGCTAATGGCAGGTAAATATCCGGCTAAGAAGCTAATCCTAGATTTTAGCAATATTAGAGGGCCTGGAGCACGCTTACGCAACTATGGATGGATTTCTCAATCTGATGCTGGGCTTAGCAAAGCATACAGACAGATTTTCGAGATTCTTAATGCTAAGGCAGACTGTTTATTGACAGAGATTGATATTAATGATATTATTAATCTACTAGGTACAGTTCTTAGTACTCGTCGCGCGGCTGAGGCACTTCTTATGCATAAGGAAAATCCTCGTTGGCGCGAATTTGCTAGAAGCAAGCAAGGTATGTGGGAGAACGGTAAGGAGCATCGTGCTCAGAGTAATAACTCATTACTATTCTATAACAAGCCAACTCACGATGAACTAAGCGAATTCTTCGAGATGATTAACCAAGGAGGTAACGGAGAACCTGGTCTAGTTAATGCGAAGCATATGGTTGACCGAGCTCCTTGGGCGAAGGGGCTGAATCCTTGTTTTGAGATTCTTCTAGCTGATGGCAATACTTGCAACCTAGTTACTATTGATTTGGCCAAGTTTAAGGGCGATATAGCAGGTCTATTACGTGCAGCTAAGCTAATAACTCGTGCTAATTATCGTCAGACTTGTGTAGACTTCCGTGATGGTATTCTACAAGAGAAGTGGCATCTTAATAACGAGCATCTACATCTGTGTGGTGTTAGCTTGATGGGTATTGCAATGCGTCCTGATATGCAGCCATACGACTATGCTAGATTAGAGCGTACTATTATACACGCCGGGTACAGTATGGCCGATGAGTTAGGAACACCATATCCTAAGAATATTACTGCTCAGAAACCAGAAGGTACGATTAGTAAGTGTTATGATAGTACTGAAGGTATGCATAAGCCTCTAGGAAAGTATATATTCAATAATATTGCTTTCTCAGTGTACGATCCGTTAGTACAGATTTTGAGAGATGCTAATTATAAGGTTGTAACACACCCTTATGATAATACAGCTATGTTAGTTACTATGCCGGTACAATATAACGATGTAGAATTCGATATAGTAGATGGTAAAGAAGTTAATATGGAATCAGCAATATCTCAGCTAGAGAGGTATAAAATGCTGATGAAGTATTACTGTGAGCAAAACGTTAGCTGTACTATCTCGTATAGTTTAGAAGAAACTGATGAGATAGTAGATTGGTTATATAATAATTGGGAAGAGTATGTAGCTGTAGCTTTCCTATTTAGAAATGATCCTACAAAAACTGCTGCTGACTTAGGCTACCCATACCTACCTCAAGAAGTAGTAGATAAAGAAACGTATATGGAATATGTATCAAAGCTTAAAGAAATTAATCTTGATGCAGTTGCTATTGACGATTCAGTTTTAGAATCGGACTGCGCAGGAGGTTCTTGTCCTATACGCTAGTGTTTAAATAATAGAGCCCCTTATATTTTCATATAAGGGGCTCTATAGCATAAAAAATTTAATTATTGACAATTTTGTGCATCGGGTGTATAATATTCATATTACTTGGAGAATATTATGACTTGCGGGATTTATATATTAAAATTTAAAGGTACTACTAAAGTATACGTTGGACTTTCGGTAGATATCGAGGCTAGGTTTAGAAACCACCTACATAGCTTGAGAACAGGGAAATCCCCTGTTAAACTACAAGAAGCTTTTCAGTCTTTTGGACTACCGGAAATCGAAGTTATTTGTGAATGTAGTTCAAGTGACTTAGATAGGTATGAGAAAGAAGCTATTGAAATATTTGATAGTATTAATAATGGGTTTAATTCTAGAGATGGTGGAGCTACTGGAGGAGGTATTGGGGTTAGTGGAGAGAGTAATGGAAGAGCAAAGTATGATAAAGAAAAGTATTTAGGAGTATTTTTTGATTTATTAAATAGTAAATTATCTTACAAAGACCTATCAGACAAGTGGGGCGTATCCGAACAAATAGTAGAGCATATATCTACTGGAGTATCACATAAAACTTGGCTTAGTTTAGAGTACCCTGAAGAGTATGCTAAATTAGAGAATATGGTAAATAATAGACGTAAACTAAATATAGTTTGTATAAATACAGATACGGGAGAGGAAGAAATAATATCTTCTATTATGGAGTTCTCTGCTAAGTACAGTATTCCTAAATCCACAGTATCGGGGATGGTTACTGGTAGGTATAAATACGCAAGTAACTGGGTACTGAAGTATCCGGTGCCCTATACTCCTAATAAACATATAGTACATACGTTAAAGGATACAAGTACCAACGAGATATACTCTTTTAATAATGTATTAGGTTTTTGTAGAGAGCATAATATAGAGGGAAAAAGAAAAGCTTTCTCTAAGTTTTTAAAAGGTACCGATACCCATTTTATGCAGTGGGTAAAAATATAAACAAAAAGCCCATACAGATTAATCTGTATGGGCTTTTTGTTTACTAGGATGAATAAGCCTGAAGTACTTTTTTACATAATCCAGAACGTACACAGTCATTATCATGAAATCTAACTATATCAACTTCCTGTAAACCGCCTAGTCTATTAGTAGCATCTTCTAAGCCGTTTACGTTTTTATCATCTCTCTGAGCTATATCGCCATTAATAATTAGTTTACTGTTCTCACCTATACGAGTAAGTAGGAGTTGCATTTGTAGGGATGTAGCACTCTGCATCTCATCTGCTAATATTAAACAATTTTTAAAGCTTCTACCGCGCATGAAAGCTAATGGTACAGGTTCTATATATCCTACCTTTAGACAATAAGCTAGAAATGACTGACCTAGTAGATCACTGAAAGTTTCTAAATAAGGTACCATATAAGGCAGTAATTTGCCTTCAATTAATTCCCCCGGTAAGAAGCCAAGACTTTCTCCAGCAGCCTCTACCGCTGGTCTAGTTAGTATGACTTTATCAACTTTTTTATAGTATAGCTGCTCTGCAGCATATGCAGTAGCTATATAAGTTTTACCTGTCCCTGCAGAGCCTATACCAAACGTTATTTGTCTAGTACGTATAGATTCTAAATATTGACCTTGAGCGTAGTTTTTTGCAATAATAGGTTCGAAACCATTAATCTTAATCTGGCTAGTAGTTTGTTGAGGAGCGCTCTTGCGAGCCTTCTTGGATGTAGACATAAATGCCCTTATGCAGGTTTTTTCCCAGACTTTAGTTCAGCTAAAGTCAGCCCAAAACGATTTTGAAAATGTGGGGGATCTGGCATTGATGACCAGTTACCTCCCCATTCCAAGCCAATATCATCAGCTAGTTTACCTACCTGACTCCAGTCATTGGCTCCGTCACTATTCCAATCTGATTTAGAGTTCCAGATTATATCCTTTCCACTTGGACTAGTAATAGCTATATCAAAAGCTAAACCATAGTAATGCATACTATCTTTGGCCGTCTTAGCTTTTGTAACTATTTTGGTATTTTCCTGTTTAGAGATAGGCCCTAGTGCAGCTACCTTTCTTAAGGCGTTTACGGCTGCTAAAGGCTGCCTCCCTTGTGCATATAAGGCCGATTGTTCGGCCTCAGTTCGCACAGTTTGGGTGAATATTACGCTAAGGCCATGAACATCTCTAGCACGTTTCTGTAGTTCTAGAGCCTGTTCTTTAACCTTAGGATGTAGTAGATTTAGGTCTCTGCTCATTTACCAATCTTCTTTACAGAGTCTGCTAATTCATCGGATTTAATCATACTACCATGACTGGATCCAAAGAAATAATTAACTACGGCCTGGGCATTTGCGGCAGTATATCCAACTAAAGTACCTATCATACCTGTTAGAGCTGCGAAGATTGCCGCATCTATAACTAAAGTACCTACAATAATAAAGTAAGCACCTATTAGGACTAAACATACAGCAATACAGAAGATGGCTAAGATACCAACACCTAGCCAGAAAGTACGTCCATCTCTATATTTACGAGCATCTTGAATATCTTTTACATATATGATCTGCTCTTCAATATCTAGCTTACGTAGTTCTAGCTTGTTATCCATTACAGCTTTTTCAAAGTCTAGAGCTAACTGAGGATTTGCTGATATAGCTTCTACTGCTTTCTCAGGTTCTGTCTCGCCTGTGACTTGTTTGGCAATATCTATTACTTTTTCCGCAACGTCAGCTTGTTTCTTATTACCGAAGAATTCAATAATAGAAGGTGCTGCCTTTATTAGGGTGCCTATTAAGGCTAGTGGTAGGGCCATTTTATTCCTTTGTTAAGTATTCTTGCTCTTCTAGTCTGACGATGAAAAATAACTCAGTAGGTAAAGAAATAACTATTGCTGAATTTTCAGACGTAATAATTACTTCATCTATTTCGGCCATTATTTATATACTCTTATATTAAATACTGCCGAACGGGTATTACCCATATTTGTTTCAAATAATACACTAACAGTATAGTCCATATACTGTGGTGCTCCTATATCGTGAGGAAGGACAGTTAACTCTATGGAAGTACCTCTTCTAGTACGGTATTTACCGATATTTAGCTTAGAGGTTACCCCTTTAATACTAACTGCCACTTCATTAGGTACTAGTATTTTTTCAATATCTAGAGAGTACGTAATTGTTTCTTCGGCGCGCTTCTCCACTTTAGGGAGAGATTCGCCGGGTTTGGATACTAAAATCATACTTCCTCCACAATTACAGTAACTTCGTCCTCGTACAATAAGCCTCCAGTAGTTGAAGTCTGTATTGTTACTTTATATGTTAACCCATCAGTACCGCCACTAATTTTAGTCTGTGTAACATGACTAGAAGCATTTACAGTTGCACTAACTATGGTAATGCCTGGAGGGGTTGAAAATCCAGTTGCTGAACTAAGTGTATCATTTCTGCCCTGTAAAACAGGTGCATAACTAATGTCGAAGTCCAGTACTTCACTGGGTTGCTTATTAATAACGCCTAAAATCGTCATATTTATCCACCTGTGTTATTATAATGATTAGGTTTGGTAGAGAAGAATAAAATATCTCTATCTTGTTCTAATAGTTGATACTTATCAGGGCTTTCAAATACCGATAAATGATCTGTTGAACTAAATGTCGGTGTTCTCGTAAAAGTAGTTAGATATGGTACAAATTTTGTAGTCCAGTAAAATAAAGCACTTGGTACCCATATTTTCAAAGAACCCACTGATGCAGTAGCTGATACGCCTGTTAGATCTACCTTACCAAAACTAAGTGCTCCGACGGTACCTACACTACCTGTAGCAGTAGTACTACTTAATGTAACTAATTTACCTGGTCTTACTGAACCTACGTTACCAGTAGAACTTACACTTGATAACGTTCTATTACCTGACTGAGATCTTGCTACTGAACCAACGTTACCCGTAGAAAATACTGTTGTAAGATTCTTAATTACTGCTTGACTAGTAGTAACTGAACCTACATTACCAGTAGTAAATACTGTGGATAATATTGAACCACCAGATATAGATCTAAGTACCGATCCTATATTAGCAGTGGTCGATACGGAAGTAATGGATTGGCTACCATCCTGCCTTCTAGCTACAGAGCCTACATTACCTATAGAACTAACGGTAGATAGTGTTTGATTACCTGACTGAGTACGTGTAACTGAGCCTACTGAACCGGTAGATGATACAGTAGATATGCCTCTGGCAATAATATTTTCTACAGCTATATTATTTACTTGAACCGTGGCGCTGACATTAGATAGTGTTTGATTACCTGACTGAGTACGTGTAACTGAGCCTACTTCATTAGTCTCTTCCACGCCAGTAATACTTACATACTTATCACTATCTGCACCAAATGTAAGAGTTTCTGTAGTAGATATATAACTATCAAACGCACTGGCCGCAGCACCTTCATAGTACATTGTACCTAAATAACCGGTATTCATTGTACCGACGTTAGTAATGTACATACGTACTACTAATCTATCACCCTTTACAAAATCTGTGCTTGTAGGTGTAAGGGTCCAGTCCATCTGAGTATTGGATGTACCAAACTCAACGCCATCATCACCTGTACCTATTTGAGTATAAGTACCTTCTTGAGACCTCTTAAATATATAAGCCCTGGCACCTATATTTGCAGACATGTTGTCTTCCATTGCCTGCAAAGATACAGATATTGTTCCAGATACTGTTATATCGCTAGAAAAAGGTAGTGTAACCCATTCTAATGCTGAACCACCGGAAGTGTTGGTCCACTGTATATTTGTTCCACCAGCAGTAGTAGCTACTACTGCTGTGGTCGTAGTACTAGCACCTGGTGTAGTACTTAATAATAAGGAGTTTGTACCGACCGCAGTACTGGTACTGCGAAGGTATAAGGTTGTAGGCATTTAGAACTCCTTATTATATTTCTCGCCAGCCGCTTTATTCCATGAAGCTTTATACCACGTACCTAGAGAATTTACTCTATATCCCTGGAGCCACCACCATATCCTCTTATAGAAAGGAGAGCGAACAGTATCGTGCCAGTCGCTAACTAATTTCATTTTACGTCGTAGTTCAGCAACCTGCTCTTTTAGCATGTTGAACTCAACTTCGCTCATGATATTATACCAAGCGAATTAGACCAGTAGTAGCGTCATTAGTTGGGAATGTAATAGTAAAGGTACCGTTTGTAATATTCTGATCCGTAAAAGTATGGACACTAATAGCTCTATCACCCTGGGTATCATTATATAATAAGCAAGATTGGATACTTGCTGCTGTAATGTTATTCCAAGATACTGTGGACGCTGATGTAGGTCCTGCATATACAGTAGTACCAGTATTAGCTGGGTTCTGCCAGCTAGTAATTGTAGATCCACCGGCTGTATAGTTCGCAGAGGATATTTCGTTAGTAGCTGTATAAGCTGTGGTAGCTTCGCCATTGGTTGCAGTATTTGTATATAATGCAACTTTTATAGCATCGTTAACTGGGGCTGTAAGGGATGTACGGGAAGTAAGGGTGATTGTACCAGCGGATACACCTAGTTGATGATACCCTTGTAGAATCTCTCTCTTAAATGAGGTGCACATTGCTTGTGTACTAGCCATATTTTATTCTCCTAATTCGCCAAATAGTGGCGGAAGTTCTTTAACGGTTACATGTGCAGATCTATGTACTAGTTCATTATTGTACCAGTACTCTACCCAAGTAGTGTATTCCACATCATTATCTATGTGACCTTCCCTCTTTTCTAGAAGGTTTTCATCCATTTCACCATGGATTGTATTTATTGTATTCATTATACTAAGTTACTTTAATCCTATAAACTTGGCAATAGTAAGAACCTTCTTAATCAAGAACTCTCCTAGAGATCCTGTAGGTCTTGAAGTGCCTATTTGAGCATTTAATATTGCGTTAGCTATTTCAACAGGGTCTGCTTGAGTTGTTACTGTAGTAGTCACCTGTACAGTATTAACAACTGAAGATACCTTCATTGGATATACTGCTAAACCAGTATCAGCATCATAGAACGCGGTTTCAAAATCATCTGAAAAAAGAACGCCAGTAACTCGCACTTTTCTAATATCTAAATATAACTTCCAATCATTATATAGGAAGTAGGTATCTCCAGTAAAGCCGCCTGGAACGGGAGCTAGACCTTCACGTCTAAACGCCTCGTAGTAGTGGTCGTTACCTCTAGACCTCCATCTTACCCAGGCAGAATACACGTGAGCACGAATATCTAATTCTGTGACATTATCGTGAACTACTATAGAACGAGTATCCCCTTCAAAGGATACTCGTTCTTGTAGTGCCCACTCTTCTCCCCAAGAACCCCAGATAAGAGCAGCCATATGATTACCTCAATTCTTTATAGCAAAGTTCCGCAGCTACTGTTACTGATGTACCGGATAATTTTGTTGCAACTAGAGTGAAAGTGTAAGAACCTGAATCATCCGCTAGTCTATGATACCCCTCATCATTTGTTTCGTAGATATCAGTCACTGTCCAGTGATGGGCACCTTCATTTTGCCAGTTCGAGTGAAACTCTGAACCACCAGAAACTGCAGTAGCCCCTATATCACCCTGAGCATCGCTAGCTCCAGTAATACCCCAAGTTGCACCAGTTAAAACAGCGTCATCTACTATTGACATCTTTATAGCGCCACCAGCAATGAAAGTATTAATGCATTCAGGGTATATACCTACTCTAGTACCTGGCTTAACTCTCATAGATAGTACAGGTTTAGGTGTACTATCAGTTAATGTAACAGGAGTCATACGAGAAATATCGCAGAATCTCCAGTAAGTATAATCAATCTTGGATTGAGCATATACCGCGGCACAGATTAAACGTAGATCAGAAGTACCACCAGTAATTCCAGTATTAAAGTTTTCCCAACGTAATGGTAGCGTGCCTGTTTCCATATAGGCACCTTCATTATTGTTAGGGTTCTGGAATATGTGACATATATTGCGTTCGCCCTTAGGGCCTAGAACGCCGAATCGTACCTCACCAACGCCTAACCAAGCAAAATCAATAAAGTAGAAATTAGCTTTAGTTATATCTAGATCCATACCGGAAACGCCTGTTCCATCTAAAGGATCTTGATTCCATGACGTACTAGCTACCTTGGTATCTACTCCGGCATTACGCAGTACAGCGTATAACGTGGTACCATTAAGCTCAAAGAAGATACCATTATTGGCATCAAAATATCCCCAACGGCGTACATTATTGAATCTTCCAACATCACCGTTAGCTAGAGTCATAATAGCTAAATTAGATACTCCTGGCTGATAGTAATGATACCTATTTGTGGTACGTACTACCGAAGCTGTAGCAGCCATGTTACATGACATAACAGTTTCAGGAGAAGCCCACGTCAGTGAGCCTCCTGTACCTATTTCATCAAGGAATAGATCTGCCATATCATCTAGAGTATATTCATAAGCTCCTAGAACGGAGCCTTCGCCTACTCTGAGATTACCGAAGGCGTCCATACTTGGACTACCTTCGGCAAAGCGTACATTAGCTTGACCTCTTTCATCTACTATCTGTAGATTGCTAGGATTTACAGCGCTGCCGATATGTACCACTTGTGCTTGTACTGTATCGGCACCTACAGTGTGCTCTTGAGTGTAGAGCTTTTTACCAGTACTATCTGGTGGTACTCTAACGAATCCATCAACAGCCATAAATTACTCCTTATTAAGCCGCAGTGTATGAAGGATCTGCTGTTGGCTGAATTGTAACCGTTTCATCACCATCCATAATTAGGCTAACAGAGTCTGGTTCAATGTAACCTGGGCGGTTATATGTTACACGTAGTGCTAGGGGGGTATTTGCAGTATGACCACCTGTTGTATAGGTAGAATAGGCTACAGTAATGCCAGTATCTGATGTAATAGTTTGATCTTTCTGATCTGTGCCTACGTCATTCTTTAAATAAACTGCTCCTGATGCCCCAAAACTATCTTCATGGATAACCGAGAAAGTACCACCTAATGATAATCCAGTGCCTTTAATAGATAAAGTATATACTGTTGGCCACATACGTGTATTGCCACCAGTATCAATTAGTCTTAAATAGTTACGTTGAGAAGTCTTATAATCTAGAAGGCCCGATTTAACTGTGAAAACGTCACCAGAGAAGGAAGTAATTGGCCACTGTTTATCACCGCGCATAACAGCACCAGTACCGTCACTATTAATATTAGTCGATTGACGTAGTAACCAATGTATCTTGTGATGTACATACTCATTAGTTTGTAGATCAGCATCTATATATCCGGCAAAGTCATATGGAGTACCATCTACAGATTGTGAGTATATTCCATCGATATCTTTGTAGTATAAAATATTAGAAAAAGCACCAGATGTAAAATCAGTATCATCATCAAGTGTTAATTTAGGATCTATGCCATTGGCTGCAGAAATAGGATAAATTTCAGCATAGTTTACACTGTGCTGTTCCATAATAATTGTTTTATATTCAATAGCTAAACGCGTATACCAGGTACCACGCTTATCTACGGGTGTGCCGTTATTATAATCATAAATAAGAGCTAGCTGATTGGCATATCCTGTCATAACAAAATTATTCGGAGCTGTTAGCGCAGCATCTCCACCGTACCAGAATGTTAATTGGTCGGTAGATTCATGTGCATTGCCCGTTGAACGGAATAGTGCATAAATCTTAGTAGCTGCCGCCGAAGCACTGGGGCGAATCTCTAGGGCTGTATCACGAATAGCATTTAGTGTTGAAGTATCGTGGGGCTCCCACCCGTTAATAGATGCAATAGACTTAGCACGAGGTTCAATAGACGCAAATACACGATCATATATATCTAGATCCCCGGCATCCCACATATCAACTAGTTTAGAGGCTAGAATAATACCTTGTACGCCATCTACGAAATTTAGTGAACCAACTTCTAGGAATTGATATGTCTTCTTGAATGCAGTAATATTAATATCAGAACCCGCTGCTTCTGTAGCACCCGCCTGCCCACTGGTCTGAGTTACACCAGTAGTTGTACAGGTTAAAGAGTTAGAGGTCGCTGTAGTAACGTACATCTGAATACCTTCGTTAGAAGCACTAGATGTATGTGATAATTTAATTAGATCGCCTACTACAATACCGCGCTTAGTAATACCATTAACAGTAGCAGAGTTAGTAAAATTAGTAGTAGAAGATGCTATAGTATAGGTATCTCCAGATTTGGTAATACCTATATCTGTTCCTTGTTTATCCACAACGTGAAGAACAAGATTGTTATTGCTAGCCTGTAAAGATACTAGACTAGCCTTGCTTGTAATTTTTGCCATAATTTATACCTTATGCTTCATAACTAGGGTCTGGGGAATATACAACCTGAATATCCTGATCGGTTGCGTTTAATGTTACTGTAATTGGCTCAAATACATATCCGGCCAAGTTTACATTAACCGTAGCTACTCCATTAGTTGCAGTATAGTTAAACTGGTACTCACCAGATGTTATATTATCCTGGTAACCTAATGTGTAGGCTCCTTGTCTTACTCGTACTTCTGCTCCTGTTGGTATACCTGTAAATTTCTTATACTTTGTATTGTTAATTGTAACACTACCTAGATATGTAGAAGGATTAGCACCGTTAGTAGCATTAATAGTTACGGAACCACCAGAAGTATTATTAATATCATAAGTATTACCACTAAATAATAGTGAGTTCATACTATACGTACCAGCTGAAGATACTTCTATTGCTCTTGAGTTATTATTAAACTGTGTTCCTGTTATAGTATGTGTATTACCTGCTGGTAATAACAACGCACCGGTAGACACTGTACTATTATTAATATAGGAGTTAGTAAGAGAGGCAGTACTTATCTGTACTTGATTGCACCCTATCCATCCACATCCAGATATAGATTGGCCAGCCTTAAACTTAGTAGTATCAGCATTAACTATACTATTCCCTGTAAATACTAAAGTATCAAAATTAGCATTAGTAAAATCCAATTGTACTCTAGTACTGGTGGAGGCTGATTTAATAACGGAATCAGTTAATTCAAATGATGTAGTATTTGTAGATGTACCGGTAGCTTCTATTTTATATAAAGTGGCACTAACTGGTTGGTCCTCAAATACTATTAATTGGTTAGTATCAGAAAAATAGCAATTAGTAGTACTACTAGTAGTACTGTCTCCAAATATTAAATTAGTATTAATAAAATAAACAGAGTTTACTTTGTTGACTGCCCCATAGCCTGCGGTTAGATCAGCCGCAGCTATATCATTCCAAGTAACTTTATCCCCACTAGTACCGCCGGTAATTTTAATACCATTACCATATACAAAATAATCGAACCAAGTATTAACAGCATTACGAGGAGCACCAGTTAATTGTAGAGCAAAACCAACACGAGTTACAGCATTTAAATTACAGGAACCACTATCAAAAGCTCTAGCAGTATCTACAGTTAGTAGGGTCCATCCGCCTCCGTAAGTATCTTTACCACCTAAATACCAGTAACCAGTATTAGTGCCATCATATACCATCATTCTTATTCCGCCGGCCGCTTTAGTCTCTAAGAAACCTACGGAAGCATACATAAACCATAGTCTAAGATGTGTATTACTTAAATTAGTGGAGGAAACTGTTAAATATTTTTGATTAAGACCAGTTGTACGAAGGGTTGAAGAAACTGCTGTACCATTCTGCTTATATACTTCAGTATCTGTAGCATTAGTACCCACCCAGCCAGTAGTAGCATCACATGCCGATAGTATAGTGAAGCTAGGGGTAAGGGTTGGTGTTGCCATTTAATCCCCCTTAGCTTATAGTTGTGGTGCCAAAATTAGTTTTAGTCTCTACTAAAAAGGCAACTATTGCTTTGATATGATCGTTAGCTTCTACACCACGCATATCACCCTGCAGTGCTAATTGTGTAATCCACTGCTCAGCATCTTCGATAAGTATATCTACAGCATCTGTAGAAAATATTTTATTACCATTACTATCTTGGTAGTATGGACGTAACTTAGCAGTAATTTGGGTTTTAGCGTAGTTAGTTTTTTCTAGTGTTACAATTAGATGTTCTAAATGTACCTTATCATACTCTGGTACTGCCGGTATTATCGGCGTATTTAATATTACAGGCATATATACCCTTCCTTAACTGTAAGATAGTGAGGCTCTATCATCCCATACATTATCAAAATTTGAATCACCATCTGCCCAGGTTTCTGACACATCGCCATCTTCTGAGAGAACTATTCGTCTTATTCTCCATGCAGCAGTACTAAATGAGGTACCGGCCTCAGCCTCCCCCTTATATATTAGACTCTCTGTTGCAAAGTCTGTCTGTCTAGCATATGCCACGGAATCCTCGCTTAGGCCGGTTGGTCCTGCAGGACCAGGCTGGCCTGCCACGATAGTATTAGAAGCTTCTACTTCTATTACTACATTATATATCTCTTGGTTAGTAACAGCATTTACTGTAGAACCTGTAACTACTGATTCCGTCTTATTAGATTCAACAGCAATCGCTTCTGTTATAGGTGCTACAATAATGTCCATTATCTAGTAACCTCACGCACTAAAGAGATATTACCATTAATTAGAGGGGTTACTACGTTTGTACTAGATACTAATTCTAGGCTGTATACTGCGCTAGCAAAAGTAAATGCTGCAGTATCTGTTGCACTTATTGTTACGGTAATTTTACTATTAGTTATATCTAATGTAATTCCGCCGTTTTCAGTTGTTAGTTCTTTAATAGTAGTGGTACTATCAACCTTTTCACGAATCTGCATTCTAGCAGTATATCCGGTTAAATCGATAGGTTCGTTATATTCTACAACACCACCGCTAGTATATACTTTATACCCTAAACTATTAACTGCATTTAGTTCTATTGTATTTGTATCAACTTTGGTAGCTTGATGATACACTTCAGCAGAATTAATATCAGTCATTCCACCGACGTTAGTAATTTTAATACGCCAGCCGTCGGGCACACCATGATCAGTAGCAGTTACTACGGTTGGTGCGGCGTTTGTAATTCCTGTAATAGGTTTATACACCTTTTTACTAGACTCCCAACGCAGTACTTCTGTAAAAGTACTGCCTTGGTATACTTTGAACGATATTTTAGCAGGGCTCATTTAATATTCTCCATCCTTTATGATGTGATATCTTACCTTTTAGTACCCTACATAAAGCTGAGCTACTAAGATTATGCTCTTTTGCAAAATCTGTAAGACATTTTATACTATATCCTACACCTTCCGGAGAAAATATAGTAGGATACGAGATGCCTCTAGAAAAGGCGGAATGTTTATCTCTATTTAATATATTGGATATACTATGTCTGCTGCAACTACTAATTAATTTTGTATACTCTATAGGATATAACTGTTCTAACCATTTATGGCTTCTACCAGTTTTAATATTAGTAATAACTGCTTTACTAACACCACATATATTCTCTATATCTCTATACGTTAAGTATTTATCTCCAATAAGTAAATTAAAAGCTTCAATTATATCACTATTAGAGTATATAGATTTACCATTTAAATCCCCATATGCTCCAGCACCTATAGATCCACCCGATACTGAGTTATAACCCCTATTAATAGAATCAAATAATTCTATTGCACTAGACTCACTATCTTCTAACTCATTAGCTTCACACTCTAATAGTATTTCCATACTAGGTATACCAAATTTATTGTATGCTTCTTGTAGTTTTTTGGAAGCATAATTATATTTTAAAGCGTATTTATGTTGTATAAATCTTTTTTCTATATTTTTTGATAATCCCACATATACTTTAGACCTATCGTTATTAAAAAATAATATATAGATTCCTATTGTCATATTGTATTAAAAACTATAAATTGCTTGCATTGCAAGGTAGTTCCACTTTTGCGAAACTGCAGGATTTAAGGTCTTTAGAAAAGGCTCAGCACCTCGACCTCTAGTATATTGTGTACGTAGTGTCCACTTATTGTCTATCTTGTATTTGGCTGCTACGCTGTCTGCTCTGACATAAAACCAATCAGCTGGCATCATACTAAAAGTAGATTGATTCTGTCCTGACTTATCACCGATTGCTGTATAATATTCTGAGTGGTAAGCTGCTAGGTCTAACTTGTCATTATAGTGCCATACGCCTGAAATTACCCAGCCAGTAGGATCACCGTATTTAGAAGTGTTGGCTCTTATATCCTGCCATACTTTATCATGTAGCTTAACAACAAGATACTCCGCGCCTACTTCAAATTGATTTATATACTGTTTAGCACCTACTACGTGCACATTAGTATCTGCTCTGCCTTCTTGTACAAAGGTAGAAAAAGGAAAATCAGGTTTTAACCAGAAGTAAAGATTAATCCAGTTGTAGTAGAACTTAGTACACTGATACCTACCTTCTATAGTTAAACCGCGGACTTCGGACTTATTATAATTAAATTCGCCTACTGTAGGGGTATTAAAATGCCCAGATACTACTTCGCGATTGGCTGATAAGTTAGCCTTTGTCCAGGTTCCAGTAAAGTCGATTTGTAGGTCTTTATTGTATATCTTATTATAATATACCTGACCACCATCACCACTCATTGCTAACCATTTAAACTGCTCTCTATAAATACCTTCTGGTAGATATATGAACTGGCCGGCTTGTGGTGCATTCCGTGTATTATTGAAGAAACCTAAAGTATGTGGCACTCGGCCTACTCTAACACCTAGACTAGCATTGTATCCTAGGTCCCACTGCCTATCTGCTAGTGCATACTTAACTACTAAGCGATTATCCTCTAAACCCGGCTCATCGGTAGTACCTATAGTAAATCTAAAATCAGTATCAAACTTGCGATAGTCGCCGGATAAGTTTACTTCATTCTTTGCAAGTGACCAACTGGAGTCTTTAGATCCACCAATATTTACTCCGCTTCCGCGGACTGCGGTTTGTGACACATAGCCAAATAGTTCACCTGCATGGGCTATATTAAATGCCATTAATAAAATTATAAATAGTTTCATTTAATATATCCTTATTTTCTTTAAACCATCCTTGTAGTTATAGTACATGTAGTCTTTTGTATATCCTATACTACCTGTTTTATTAGCTACAATACGTACTACTTCGGATTCTGATGGAACTTTAACTACAGAGTTATTCTTTCTAATATTTATAGAAATATCTAGAGATTCGTAGAATTGATACGGAGAAATACCTAGCTTTTCAAATATAAAAGTTCTGGAAGTAGGGTGCTCTCTAGGTAGTACTACTATAGTTACTGCTTGACCGTTCGGCCAGGATGCCATCTTACCAGTATATACTTGAATAGCTAGATCAACCTCTAGTTCAGCTACTGGTACTTCAGGATTAGCTATAGATATAGTGTCCTGTGCATTACTTAGCTGGGGGATGCAGCTGGCGAACAGTATTGCTGAGACGACCATGATCCTGCTCAAGTTCTGTTTGACGTTTTGAAATATCATTTATTTGCACCTTTGTAATTTGATACTCTTCTTTAAACGAAGATAGGAACACCCCACCTATGCCCTGTAGTATAATAATAATGGCTGAAAGACCCATCCATAGACCTGCAGCTCTGTTAATCCATTTATCTATCTTATCATCAACACTCTTAACATTTCTTTCAAGCTCTGCGTCCCGCTCTTCTAATATATGGTGCTCTCTCAACTGTGCGGCTTCCATATTATCTAATCTATCGTGGATTCTAGTAACAGTCTTAGTAAAGGCATCTACTGATTCTTTTAACTGTACCTTAAGCTCACGAATAGAGTCGGCGTTACGGGTCTCTTTTTCTTGAAGAGCAGCTACGGCTTGCATTATATGTACAAGTTGATCTAATCTTTGCTCAATCTTGCTAACATGACCCTCTAGGCGAGATTCAATAGATTCGATCTTATTATAGATATATGTACTCTCTGGTGGAAGATTCATGTTTATAACCTCGGATAGTTAACAGCGGAAAGTTATCCCTTCTGTTAGTGTAACTATAATTTTATTTTACTCTATTATACTATTGGAGCAAGAAAATGTCAATGATAAAAATTAGCATAGCTACAAATAAAAATAGCACGGAGTCTATCCGTGCTATCTTATTTAAAGCAGTACTCTTTCAAGGTCGGCTGGAGAAGGGACTTCAGGAAAAGTTTCTCTCCATCCACATTCGACTAGATCATTATATACCATTTCTGAACATATAATTCCTCCAGCATTTCTTGTTGATTTACCAAATAAATGGTATATAGGTCTTATAGCAAATAGGAAGTAATCTCTTAAACCATATACACTACTATCTGTTTTTAGTTTATAGTCTAAAAAGTCTTTAGTAATAGTTACTGGTGTATCTATTAACTTGTACTCTTTATTTAGAGAGTACCTAGACCACATTCGTATACGACGTTGTAGGCTCATCTCATAAAATGAGTCCGTCGCATCGTCGACGAAGCCTATGTGGTAACAGTAGGATCCAGTAAACCATTTAGTCAGCTTAGCTGTAAAACGGTCTCTAGAGTAAAGGAAAGCTATTTTCATTGAAATGTCTCTGGCCAGCCCGCATTAATATCTATAGTACTAGGATCTTCGGCGGCCATTACTGCCTCCGTCAGAGTTTCTGCATAACTAAAGATAGAATTATCCTGGGTTACAGCTGACCCAAATAATTGTTGAACGACCTGGGGAGTAAGTCGTATTTTTGACTTATCCATAGTCTTCCAGTCAATATTATTTGGAAGGTTATTTCCTAGCATTGTAAGGGCTAACTGCTGTGTACGGGAAAAAGTATCGGAGTGAAACCACTTATCTCCTACCTTGAATCCACCATTAGCTAGTTTGGTATCCCTTATCTGCATTATTTGTTGCTTAATTTGTTGCTTACGAAGTTCTAGACTAGGTACGTAAGGAGTCCACGAGTGCCCTGCTGGCAGGGCCGGACTGGTGGGGAGAAGGCGTACCTTCTCCTCTACCAAATTACCATTTTCGTCTAGATGATTATAATAGAATGCCATCTAGTACTTACCTTCTTCAAATACATTTATAAATACTGTATTATCCTCTAAAGCCTCTATCTCATGCCACTCATTTGGTACTAAGGATACAGGTTGGGATACCTTGGTAAGCTCTATCTCTTTACCTTCTTTAGTAACTTTTATTCTTCCATTCATACAGCAAGTAGCATGTGAGTAAGTATGCTCATGCTTAGGTATACCTTCCCCTCTATTTACATGGTATACATCGACTTGTGCACTTGCATAAGTGAACGTATGTGTACGTATTCTAGATACTACCACTCCACAGTTCCTTGAGTTAAGGGTTGTGATTGGGGTTGTGGTTGGTTTTTACTATTTTCTTCCTGTATTCTATCTTGCTCTATTTTATCTTGCTCTACCTTATTAAGGGCTCTATTAATCCATTTATTAAATATAGATATATCAGTTATAGTTTCATTAACTCTTTCATCTGTATATTCTATATGTCCAGTATTTGTTTCTCCGCGTTCATTCCATTGTACAGCATGGATACCAGTTGGCATATCTGATAGATTTACTCCGAGTATTTGAAGCTTATCTAAGTATATACATGAATCTTCTGGAACAATTGTTATTTTCATTATTTCTCCAATAACTTGGTATTAAACTGTTGAGCTAAAAGCATCATAGACTGCTGATTTCCATTAACCATCTCATTACGAAAAGATTCTACAGCGGCTGCAGTACTACGTTGCTGCTTACTATTTTCAATTAGTAGCATTGGTAGAAAAGAGTCTACACAGCCATAGTCGTCTAGCTGTTCTCCCGTATTTGGATTCATACCGCTTATTTTTACCCACTTTGGGCAGGTCCATTCTGCTATTATCTCTCTACAGGATTTATTAAATCCTGTAGAGGGACATTTTACATTTTTATCTGGTAACATAATTAATTCTTAGAACAAATAATAACATCTACATATTGAATACTAGTAGTTATAGAGTGGTTGTGAGAAGATGAGGCGGAGCTACCTCCCGCACTACTTATAATACTAAGAGTAGTATTGTAAGTGGTGGCTCCACCGTCGTAGAAAAGGGTGCATCCACCAGCAACGTAGCCATTGCTTGGATAAATATAGCTACTACCATAGTTCCACCAATAGTTACTTGCTGAATTATTGAATAGTAATCCATGAGCATGACTAGGCAGACCGGACTGCGCAGCAGTCAATGTAGTAGCTCCTACCGATGATTGGGCATTAAAAGTACTAAATGCTGTGGAACCTCCCGATCCATACCCTGTACCTGAAACTACTCGTAATACTTTATCATTATGAGTAGTAACTTGGGTCCAGCCCGTAGGGGCTGAAGCCTGGGCGAATAGTACCTGCGTCCCAGCTGGCATGGGGTCTGGTACAGTTGCCCAATTCCTATCCCCTCTAAGAAAAGTTGAACTATTAGCTGTACCTCCTCCCAGTATGCCCGAACCTACTGTGCCTTGAAATGCACCATAAAAGTTTGTAGCATAAAAATTCCCGTCATAATTAAGACGAGTTGTATTTGATGGATTTGTAGTGCCACCATCAAATGTTCCTGCAGTTTTTGTAGTACCGTTATACTTTATATAGGCTAAGCCTGTGCTACCGG